TTGACGCAGGACCAGTTTCAGCTTCTTGAAAGCGACGACACCGCCGAAATTATTGAGTCTGAAATTACGCAAGAGGCGCAGATTGACCCAATGGGCATGATGGTTTCCCCAGCAATGTACGACGCCAAGGTGGCTATGACTAGCTCGCGCGGTGAGATCAAAATCAAAAGCATTGCGCCGGAAGACTTCTTTGTGGATCGGGACGCGATTAGCTTAGACGACTATTACGTTTGCGGCCATAAGTCAGAGGGCCGCGTTGGCGACCTTGTGGCGATGGGCTTTGATTTTGACACGGTGTTTGAACTTGGCGGCGTTGGCGGCGTTGTTGATGAGGAGGAAGACTTTGTGCGCCGTGGCTACGATGCCGCCAGCATGGAAAACAGCATTGACCCATCTATGCGCAAGATTGAAATCACCGAAGCCTACATGAAAATGGACATCGAAGGCACGGGCATCCCGCGTCTTTACAAGTTTCTATGCGCTGGCACTGACTATGAAGTGCTGGACTATGAACTGTGCGACTATAACCCGTTCGCCGTGTTTGAGATTGACCCAGAGCCTCACACGTTCTTCGGCCGGTCACTTGTGGACATCATCATTGACGACCAAGACGCAGCCACGTCATTGATGCGCGGCTTGCTCGACAACATTGCCATGATTAACAACCCGCGAATTGTGTTCAACGATCAAGCGGTAGAATCTGACGACGTGGCAAACAACGAAATCGGGGCCATGATTCGCGCCACGGACATCAACCAAATCCGCGAAATGACTATTGGGTCAAGCTCACAAATGACCCTGCCAGCGATGCAAATGTTTGACGAAGCGGTGCGAGCCAAGACAGGTATTGGCGACGGGGCTGCGGGCCTTAATGCAGACGCCTTGCAGTCACAGACCGCAGCGGGCGTTAATGCCGCTGTAACAGCCGCTACGGCGGTGGGTGAGCTTATGGCGCGCGTGTTGGCAGAGGGCGGCATGAAGCAGCTATTTAAAACCATTGCAACGATTGCGCGCCAGAATCCAAACCCTGACGAAATGATGCGTATCGACGGCGAGTTTGTGCCGGTTGACCCGCGTTCGTGGGGCGTTGACATGGACATGGAAACAACGGTTGGCATTGGCAATAACAAGCACGAAGAACGCATGATGATGCTGCAAATGATGCAACAGCAGCAGATGCAGGTCTATGGCACGTATGGAGCGAAAAACGGGCTTGTGACGCTGACCAACATTCGCAACACGGCGGCGGACCTGATGACGCTGGGCGGCTTGCCTAACGTGGATCGCTATTTGCAGCCAATGAACGCGCAAATTGAGCAGCAAATGCAAGACGCGGCTGCGGCACAAGCGGCGCAACAACAGGGCGGGCAGGGCGATCCAAACGCGGCGTTCTTGCAGGCCGAGCAGATGAAAGCACAGACCCGCGCGCAAGTAGACATGCAAAAGGCGACTATGGAGCATTCACGCAAGTTGATGGAGATGGCGTCAAGCAATGATTTGAGCCGCGATAAAATGGCGCAGGACTTGCTTGTGGATGCCGCCAAAATCCTAGGCCAGTACGGCACAAGCGTTGACGTGGCACAAATCGGCGCACAACAAAACGCGCCGCGCAACTTCAATGGGGGGCAAATGTAATGGACAAACGTGAAAAAGCGCAACGGGCAGATGCCCTGTTGAAAGATGACGTTTTACAAGACGCCTTTAATGGGGTACTATTATACCACACCAGCGTCTTAACGCGCGTGTCGGCAACCGATGAGCAAGTGCTTGAGGCCCGGCGCATAGTTTTGGCGCTTAATGAAGTCAAAAGCCAATTGCACAGATATGTGTCAACTGGTGATATCTTAGCAAAGAAAGATCAGGACCGTGAACACGACTGACCTAGAAACAGCAGCCGAAAGCCTGCTATTCGATTCCTCCCCTAACGCAGAGGGCGACGAGGTAGCGCAAGACGACGCACCCGCAGCCGATGACGCGGAACTGGTTGAGGAAGCCGACGAAAGCGAAAGTTCAGAGGATGAGCCCGAATACGAAACGGACGAATCTGACGATGAGGATGACGCAGCCGAACAAAGCGACGGCGATGAGAAACCTGCGGCCTACACTGTCAAAGTTGACGGCGTAGACACCGAGGTCACACTTGACGACCTAACGCGCTCCTATTCGGGGCAGGCGTATATCCAAAAAGGGATGCAAGAAACGGCAGAGGGACGCAAACAGTTCCAATCCGATATTGCAGCCTTCCAAGCGGACCAGCAGCGATTTGCTGAGGCCGTCCACAAACTGCAAAGCGACGGGTTGAAAGCCCAACCGCAGAAACCCGACTCCAAAATGCTTGAAACCGATCCAATCGGTTACATGCGCGCACAGGCTCAATATGACGTTGAAGTGGCTGACTACACTGCACAGCAGACGCAGCTATCAGAAACGGCAAACCGATCCCGTGAGTACCAAAATCAGCAAACCCAAGCAGACATGCAAAAGCAGGCTGCGCGGCTCGTTGAGTTGATTCCAGAATTTGCGGACCCTGAAAAGGCAACCGCATTGAAATCAAAATTGGTTGAAGTCGGACAGAGTGCATACGGATACAGCCCTGACGAATTGATGGGCCTAACTGATGCGCGCGCGGTAAGCGTTCTTAACGATGCGATGCGGTGGCGTGAATTGCAATCTGGCACAGCGGCGGCAAAAAAGACGCCAACGCCCCAGAAATCAGTCAAGCCAACAGGACGGCGCTCACAGCCCAGAAGCGTGGTGCGCGATAAGCAACTGTCTCAAGCCCGAAAGTCAGGAAGTTCTGATGACTTCATGGCCCTAATGTTTGAGTCAAAATCATAACGGTTTATAGCCCCTAAATAGGAAAGTGTGACCAAAATGGCACAACCCGCAAATACATACGATTCATACGATCAAGTTGGCCTACGTGAAGATTTGTCCGACATGATTTACGACATTAGCCCAGAGGAAACTCCGCTGCTGTCGGGCATTGCCAAAACCAAGGCGACAAGCACAAAGCACGAATGGCAAATTGACGCTTTGCGTGCGTCTGGTGCAAATGCGCACATTGAAGGCGACGACACCGCTGCAACCGCGCGCTCTGCCACAACTCGCCTCGACAACCGCACCCAAATCTTTAAGGACGCCGTTATCGTGTCCGATACCGATGAAGGTTTGTCAAAAGCTGGCCGCGCCAAGGAGATGGCCTACCAGATTTTGAAGGTGGCAAAAGAGCAGAAGCTGGACCAAGAAAAGGCCCTGTTTGACAATAACGCCAAAGTCGTTGGCAACGCTACAACCGCCCGCGAACTTGCTGGCCTGCCGACTTGGTTGATTACCAACACCAGCTTTGGTGCAAACGAAGGCGCTGACGCTACTGGCGACGGTTCCGACGCGCGGACTGACGAAACAACCACTTTGATTGCATTCTCGCAAGCACGTTTCGACACTGTTATGCAGTCTTGCTGGCAGTCTGGCGGCAAACCTGACACGGTTTTCCTGTCCAGTTTTCAGATGAACAAGGCGCTCGGCTTTGCTGGTAACAACAATCAGCGTTCCAGCGTAACGGCGGAATCTGAAAAGGTCATCAACCACTACTCGGTCTATGTGACCCCGTGGGGAACTGTGACCTTTGTGCCGACTCGTGAAAACCGTTCGCGCGATGTCTACATTTTGGAAAAGGACAAGTTTGCTTGCGCAATCTTGCGTCCAACCAAGAACGTGGCACTTGCCAAAACTGGCGACTCTGACAAGCGCCAAGTCGTGACCGAGATGACCTTTGTGTCTCGCAACGAGGCGGCAAGCGGCGGCGTGTTTGACAACACCATCACATAACTAAGGCGGGGCGGCTTCGGTCGCCCCATCCTTCTATTAAAGGGGTGATTATGGAATATCGCGTAACCTGTAAGGGTATGTTTATTGATGGTCTGTTGCACCGCGTAGGCGATACATTCACAGCAACAGATGAAAATGCGGAGCGGATGCTAAACCTGCGTCCCCGCCAGACATTCGAGGCAGCAACAAATGACAAAGACAAACGAGACCGTGATTTGGGACGACATAGCGGGCAAGATGATAGTGAAGGAAACGCACGACTTCACGCCGGTAGTGGAGCGGGCCAAGACCCTAAAAAGCCTCGGGCGAAACAACTTCGGAAGCGATAACAAGCTGGTCGGCGTTGTCCCTGCTAAGATGTTTGCCATGTGGGCCAAAAAATGGGGCGTGAATATGGCGGACAGCAAGGCAATGGAAGAAGTCGTTGCGCGTGAGTTGATGAGTCCTGACAACTCGCAATTGCGCGTCTGGGACGGAACCTTCTGATATGTTTGAAAGAGACGGCAGCCCATTGATTCAAGGAAGCGCAGCGGTGACATTTCCAGCGTGGTCATTATTGCTTGCACACGGGTGGGACATCGTTATTGCGGTTCTCGGCGTGATTGTTTTAGTTATGACCATTTACAACAAATCTTTAGAGATAAAGCAACGCCGCAAGGCACTCCGTGACGACACCAAAGGATAGACTGATGAAACCTGACCTACATCTAGGCGACAGCCAACTGATCCTAAAGGAATGCAAGCTGGCTGGCCTGTTGCGCAATCAAGCGGCCTACGTCATGGCAACCGCGTGGTGGGAAACCGCACACACGGTTGAGCCTGTCAAAGAAGCCTATTGGGTCAAGAACGCCGAGGCGTGGCGCAAAAAGAACCTGCGTTATTACCCGTGGTATGGTCGCGGATACGTTCAACTGACGTGGGAGCGCAACTATATCCACGCGGGGAAACAATTGGGCCTTGATCTGACGACCAACCCCGAATCCGTAATGGTGCCGGACGTATCGGCCAAAATCCTTGTCACTGGCAGTCTTGAGGGCTGGTTCACTGGCAAGAAGCTGGGCGACTATATCACGCTGTCAAAGTCTGACTTCAAAGGCGCGCGGCGTATCATCAACGGCACTGACAAGGCGTCTGCGATTGCGGCCATTGCGCGGGCATACGACACGGCGCTCAAGGCCGAGGGCTACGGAATGGAGGCACCCGCACCATCGTCGCCCGTTCATTGGCTGGTCGCATTGCTGCAATCATTCTTTGGGGGCAAGTCGTGAAGTATTTCAAACCCAAGAGCCTAACGTGGTGGTCGTCATGCGTTCCGTTGATTGCGGGCGCTGTGGTGGCCTTTGAGCCGCTTCATGGGTTGTCTGCCATAACTGACACAATCAACAACGTGACGGGCTTCGTTTCGCCCGCTGTGATGATTAACGCGGGCCTAATCGGCATCGGCGTGCGCGGGGCTATGAAGTGAGTTTTTTAATGGCAAAAATATACGGCGGCATTGCAGCCCTGTTGGGCGCGGTTGCCCTTGTGTTTGCCATTCGGCGGGGCGGGGCGCGTGACGCTCGAAAGAATGACCAAATTGAGGACATGGAAAATGCACAAGATATTCGCCGTCGCGCTGATACTGCTGACAAGCGGTTGCGTGAACACGATGACGCAGGCTGGCGCGACTGAGGTTGCACTTTGCGATGAGTGGCGGGATAGCCTGCCTACTCGGTCACGATCCGATACCGCGCAAACTCAAAACGAGATACAGGTGGCAATTGCAACGCACGCGGCTGTTTGTTTATGATGCTTACGTCATAGCGCAAGTTTATGATTTGCACGCCATAGCGTAAAGCGCGTCTAAAACCAAACCGTAAAGCGTCCGTCCTGCCCGTCGTGCGGGTGGTGTACAAAGCACTCAACAGCTTGTCGGTTTACATACCCGTTGCGGTCGTGCCATCCGTCAGGCGGTGACATGCTGCGCACGTATTCAATCTGCACGTTATCGCCTTCCATGCTGCGCGCGGCGTTGTGCAGCATGGTCATGCCGATATGATCCTTTTCGCGCTTGTGCGATAGGACACCGGCTTGCTTGCGGATTTTATGGTGCAAGTGGTGGACGTACCAATATCGATGCGTGCAGTCTGAGATATGCGCGCGGGCCTCTGTCATCATTAACGGATAAAGGTCGGCTTCCTTGGCCCCGTCCCCGTGTGTCAGGCCGATTAGATTGCCTTCAAAACGGTAGTATTTGCGGTGAAGTTCGGAGAGGTTGTATTCTGTCGCCGTGACATCGGGGGCCAGTCTAAACC